CACCCATTGCGAGGGCTGAGGCAACATCCGACGAGCAGAGAATAAAGTTACCCTTTCCTCTACGAGTTTCCTTGGCGATCTGGTTAGCTTCGCGTTCAATCTGGAACATGAGGCCACGGAAGCGTTCAGCTGACCAACGACCGTCTGAGTCGGTTAGGAGGTCATAAACGCCACCCTGTACAGATGCGCTTGAGAGGTCGCCTTGCTTTGCGCCTAGCTTGGCAACATGGTAGATGCCACGAACGACTTCGCGGTTGATTTCAGCAAGAATTTCTGTGCTGAGAATGTTGGCGAGTTCGGTTTCAGCATCAAGTCCGTGAACAGCCTTGAGGTCCTGAGCAAGTTCAGTGGTGTAGTCGGCCTTTAGAGCGCGAGTCTTAGCCTGAACAGCAACCTTGTCAATGGTGAATGCCATTTCCTGGAAAGCTTTGCTGCCGCCAAGATTTTCAGCCTGTCCTACTAGCAAACCTCTGAAGCTATCTCCGAAGAAGGTATCTCTAGTTGCACCAGCACCTGAGAATAGGCTTAGACCGTATTCTACAGAGAAGCTTGTGCCATCTAAATAAGCACCGTAAGTTTGGCCGTTTCCTGAGTGAGTTAGACCAGTACCACCTGAACCACCGTATGGAACATATGGTTCCTGGAAGAGAGCTTCCTTACGAACTTCGCTTGAGGGATCGTACTTGGGACGCATTGCGAAGATGAGTCCGGTTGGAGCGGTCATGGGTTGAACGCCGCAGATGTCGTAAGCAATGAGGTTAGGCATTGAGCGACGAACAAGGCTGATTAGGATTGGATCGTAACCAGCGATTGTGGTTGATGGACCACCAACAACATTGCTGATGGGTCCACCAACAGTGTTGTCTTCGAATAGTCTCTGCTGACGCATTGCGTTTTCTTGGTTTTCAAGAAGAACGGCAGTTACCTTCTTCTTGTAAGTGTCTTCGATGGAAGGAAGAGCATCGTGACCGAGCACTGGCTCCCACTTCTCAGTTAGCATGTCATATGGGGTTGATTCGTCAAAATTCATTAGTTTCTCCTAGTGTTAATATGTATTAAAATTATTTCTTTAAGTGTCTACTCAAGGCTTTCTTGTAAACATCCATAGTACCTTCCATGATCATTTCTGGTTCAGTGACTGTATCCAGAATGTCTACAATTTTGTTTTGTTGACCAATTGATGGCTGTGCGGTTAATTGCTTTGGTGCAGCAAAATAGCTTTCCTTCAAAATGGTAAGTTTATGTCTAAATTGCTCTGGGGTATCGTATTCAAGACCTTCTGCAAGCGAAGCAAGTTTTTCAACTTGTGTAGCAGCTAGGCCATGAGTTTCCTGAGCAAAAACATTAATTATTTGTGATTCTACCAAGTTCTTCTTTAACTTGATATTTTCATTCATAATGTTATTGGCATAGTTTGATTGTTCTTCAATCTTGGTATAGAGTTCGTCAAGAACATCATACTTTTCATTTGGAACATCGATGAAGTTTGTCTCAAAAAGCTTCTTAAGACCGAACATGAAGTTTTCGGCCAATTCTACTTTGATTCCTCTTTCAACTTGAAGCTTATTTTCATTTACCCATTCTTCAACAACATAGGTAAGATAATCATCTACTTTTTCGCTCAATTCAGATACAGTGCCTGATAGTGCATTTGAATATTGTTGATTATAGTGAGTAACCAAATATCTTGCAGCTTCTTCGACCTTTTCGTTTACAGCAGCAACAAAAATAGTCTTTGCCTTTTCAACGAATTCTTCTGAAAGATCTGTATTTGCAAAAAGAGCAGCTAAATGTTCTTTTAATTCGTCTTCAGAATTTACTTCTTCCTCTTCTTCCTCCTGTTGAGGAGCAACAGTAGCTGCTGGAGGAACTACGCCTGGAGCCATCATTCCTGGTACTTTTGGCATAATGCTGGCTCTATTAAACTGTAAATATGGTAATGTGACATTTGAATCAGCATCAAAGCTTGGCTTCTGTTCTGCATCAAAGTCTGGTCTTCCTGTAATATCAAATGTTTTTGGTTGATTGTTCATTTATTATCTCCGTTTTATTTATAAGTTATGAAAGTCCTAATTGTTTTCTTCTATTATGGCCACCCATTCTAAGATCATGTGCTCTTGGTTGACCTCTAATAGTATCTGCTAAATCTTTAATTCCAAGTTGTCTAATGATTGCCTCATCTCCTGCACTAGAAAGAACATCTCCAATTACTCCAAGTAATCCTTGTCTTCTTCTAGATAAAGATCGTAAAAGATTTGAAATATTTGGAACAGAAGGCGATTGTTCTTGTAAAGAAGCATTTTCTTGCAATTTTCCATGCAATCCTAGTATTTGCATTGCATGACTGTCTCTACCATTATCAAAATGATCAAGTGCAATCAGAAGTGGCATATGTGTCGAATCGGTTGGATTTAATTGACCTCTAATACTATTTAAATGATTTCTTACAGAAGAAACATGGGCATCATAATGCGCTTGAGCACCCTGCTGATATTGGGAAATTGCTTGTCCCTCGCTAGTATGAGGAGCAACATATTTGTTATACATTGTTCCTAATGAACTTTCAGGGCTATCAATTCTAGCTGTGGGACTCAATGGGGCTAGTGCTCCAGCAACCATTTGTCCAATACCACTTGCAACATTTCCTTGTCCTATAGAAGAAATACCACCGCGAACATTTCTTTTCATGTCACCAATCATGTCACCAAAAAATTCATTAAGTTGATTCTTGTTGTATTGAGCGTTGTGCTCAATTAAAACAGATTTGCATGTTTCATTCAAAGATTTTATTTTTTTATCGTCAAGTTTATTCATTTAATTTTCCTTAAGAAATCTGCAAAAAGTTTTATAGATTCTGCCTGTAGTTTTCTTGAAGGAGTCTTCTTTAAGGAATTATGATATTCAGCAATCTGTTGTTCCTTCAGAATACCGTTGTCCCAGATCCATTCTCTGCCTTCCATGATTCCATTTACGAAAGCATTTGGGGCCGAAGGATCAGCGACGATATCGATAGCGGCAAGCATGAAGTCTTCTTTGACAACATTGACCCCGCCTCTCTTTTCTAGAGAACCCATGCCACGGGTAGATACTCCCATTTTTACATCTTCACTCATTAAATTTTTTACAATCTGTCCGCATGGAGTGTCAAGAATTTTAGCCTTGCCGTAGAAATCATTGTTATTCTCGTATAGCCAAGTTACTTTGTGAGATACGCGATCTAGATTAACGGAGGGGCCGCTTGGGTGATTTAGTTCACCTAGAGCACGGTTTTTATTCACATATTCTGTGACATAACGCTGTGCTTCTTTAACAAGAATTGGTTTTGGATAAACTCTGCCATTCTTGTTTTTTTGTTCAGCCTGCATGAAAACACCTTCGATGAAATATTGTTTTTCACCGTCTTTGTTTTCGGTTAGATATGCTACTTCTTCAATTGTTTCGGTGATTAGTTTCATTTATTATCCGTTGTATGATAGACGAACATCAAATCCTGTAGGGGTCTGTGCTGGAGCTTGCATATTCATTCTTGGGGCTTCCTCTTCGCCCTCTTCTTCATCTTCGCCTTCTTCTTCTTCGCCTTCTTCTTCTTCTTCGCCTTCTTCTTCCTCAGCCTCATTCATTTTCATTTTCTTTTTGATGGCAGCATCTCTGGCAGCTTTCCAGTCATCAGAATCGATGTCGCCATCACCATCATGATCTTTCTTTTTTCCTTCATTAAATGTTTCTTTAGCAACGCGAACATATTCTTCGGCTAATCTTTGACCTACTCTAATGGCCAATTCTTCCGAAATCATTGTTTTTGCTGTTATGGCGTTTTCGTCTAAAATTGATAGTATTATCTTTTTTGCTTTCATAGTATGTTCCTTTTCTATTTATATTTTAAATAAATTATTGAGATTCTTGTTGTCCTTCTTGCTGTTCCTGCTGTTGCATTTGCATCTGGATTTGCATTTGCTCCATTTCAGCCTGTTTTTGTTTTTGAATATCTATGGCCATTTCTTCATCAATTTGCTTAATTTCATCCTCATTTTGCTTCAAAATATGTTTTCTAATATAATTTGAGGAGAAATATTTCCCAATTAGGGGTTCCATAGCAGAAGCCAATTCTATACGAGAGGCCAAAATTTCAGAATCTTTAATATCATTAAAATAAGAATCACGATTAAATGTGAAATTTATATAGGGCTGCATGTTTTCCCAGTCTTCCTGGGTAACAATTCCCTTTAAAATTAATTGAACGCGCAAAAGTTGCAAGAACATATTTGAGAACTTGTAGCGCAATCTTTCAATAAATTTATAAAATTTTACTTCATCTCGCGTGATATCTGCTGATCTTCCAAGGTTAAACCCACTTTCTCCGACTAAACGAGATGGAGGAATACTTAAAGCGTAATAAAGTTTCTTTTTGAAGTAATCAACATCTGTAAGTTCACCTAGATTCTGGCCACCATCCAAAGTAGAAATTTCGGTTCCCTTTCCACCCTCACGACGAGGTAGCCAATAATCTTCAAGCATGGCCATTTGATTTCTATCGTCTTTAATTTCTCCGGTGCTTTGATTATAAACAAGTTTATTTCTATACTTGTTCATAAGTTCACGCACATATTGTTCAGCCTTTTGCTTTGGCAGATTACCAACATCGATATAAAATATGCGTCTTTCTGGTGCTCTAGAAACTCTATAAATTACTATTGCATCTTCTAATTGACGCAACATATTAAGTGGTCTAATTGCTTTATGTAAATAACCAATAACTCGTTTGGTATTCATATCTACCATTCCAGAATGTACAAAACAAATTGAATCTGGAGATATCTTAAGACCTGATGTTGGAGTTCCAGTTACAGAATTTTTATCTGTATTTGTATATAAGAAGTATTCTTCTACATCTTTAATTAAAGATAAAGTATTGCCATCTTGTTTGGCATTTTTAGTTTTAATTTTTCTAATTTTTCTTAATTTTGTAGCATCAAGAGGAATTAGCTGTTTTATTCCTTCATATGGCTTTTCACTATCAATTGAAATATAGAAAAATAATTTAGAATCGATGTACCATCTTCTAAAAATTTCAAAACCCCTGTCTTGAAAATCCATTATTTTTAAAATATTATCAAATTCATAATATATTTTACTTTTTATATTATCAGAAAATTCAATTTTTGAGAGATCAAGTTTTATTGGTTTACGGTCAAAACCCATTACAATAGATTCGTTTGTGATTTCATCTATTGCAGTATCAACTTCGGGATATAATGCCATAGCTCTATACTGTGCAATAAGAGCATTGTCATTCTTTTGAGAACCCATGAAGTCCACAAAAGTTCCATATACTCCAGCTCCTTCTGTAACATATGCTCCATCAAATTCTTCTGGAGTTGTAAAATTTTGTAAAGAAGTTAAATCTTCTTTCTTATTTTTTTCTATTTTAAAGCCAAATATATTCCAAGCCATTTATTTCTCCATTATATACCTTGTGTTATTATCAAATAATCATAAACGAATACCACATCAAAAGTAACATATTCATCTACTCTTGACATATTTAGGTCAATTTTATCAACCATCATTGGCCAACAACCCTTTAATGTAATTTCTCTTAATGGGGTATTGGAGCAATTTAAATTTAATTGGCGGATGCGCCAGTTATCCACTTTATAATCAGATGGAAAGTCTTGCAATCCTTTATTAGATTCATGGTTATTGATTGAATTGCTCCATTGATTAAATTCCAACCAATGCTGAGTAGGATTCTGTAAATTATCATCAAGAATAGTTACAGGCCAATTTGTTCCTCCGGGCTGTTCTCCATAAATTCTGTCTCCTGGCAAGAGCAGTTTTCTACCTCTATAATCATATGTGTTCGTTAAAACAGAAACTTGAGGTAAAGATGCTGCGCTAACCAAATACTTATTCCATGAACCGCCGGGGAATGTACCTGATATTTCAAAGCGGTTTTTTCTTGTACCGCCTCTAAACGCATTTTTAAAATCGTAGATTGAATTAGACATTTATTTCCTTATGATTTAAATTACCTGAAAAAGTCATAATTTAATCTTACACCAAAAGTATTATATGTGTTTTCTTTCATATTAAATTCAATTGGAGTAATAGTTGCAGGCCAACACCCATTCAGCTCTATTGTTTTTATTACATTTCCGTTCATATCTAAGTGTTGAACGGTCCAGAATGTTTTAATATCTTTAAATGAATCATCTACACCAAAATTATGAGTGTTGTTTTCGTGATCGTTTATTCTCTTATGCCAGGTATGAAACGATTTCCACAAATTATTACTACCAGTATCGTCTAAAATTAATATGTCCCACGGCAAATATTCTCTATCTCCTGCCAGATTCAA